CGTTGCCCTTCTTATCGTTTTTGAACAAAACGCCGGTCATGTTGTTGTCGTACTGCTTGTTCACAGGCTTACCTTCTCCAGTTTGTTGAGTTTGTCGTCAAGTTCCGCAAGAAACTTCTTTACTTCGGTTTCCAACATGGCGATGTAATCATCGTCACGCAGGACACGAACCACTAACAGTTGCAGACGCTCGGGAAGACGCGGGTCAAATGACACGAAGTCGCACCACGGTCTGCCGGTGCAAGCCATCTGCCATTGCATCTGCGTCACATACTTTTGGGGCGGCTTGCCGTCGAGGATGCATTCCAGCATCGTGCTGGTGTTTGGACACTTGACCTCAATCAAACCTTCCTCCGCAAAACCGTCTGGGGAGGCTCCAGACATCGCCACGGTCGGGTGGTCGATGAACCCTACCTCCTCAACCAAGATGCCCGTCTTGGCGCTGTACGCGGCTCTGGCGTGGGGTTCCTGCTCGGTTCCCCATTCCATCGCAGCATTACTGAACCCTTGTTCCTTCTGACCCGTCAAGCGTTCCACCACAAGGTCAGCGAGGTAGTTAGCGCGACCTGCGCCGTAACCGCTCTTGGTCTTGGCGATGACATCAGCAACACGCGATGCCGTAACCTTGCCAATGCGTGCGGCAAACCATTCGTCTGTACGCTGTTCCATCACAGTTCCTTTTTGCGTGCGCTGAACGCATCCATGTGCGTAGCGCGAGTGGCAGCATCAAGCGACTTGAAAAGGGCAAGCAGCGTAGGTTGGTCAGCGGCTGCTGCAATCTGCGCTAACACCTCGGGGTTAGGCTCTGCCTTTCCTGCCTCCGGCAAATCCTCACCTGCGTAGATGTAAAGGCCCAGCCCGTGCATGGCGATGGCTTTTGCAAGGCAGCGCATGATGGCGGTGTTCACGGCAAACGCATCCGGGTCAACGATGGCTTTATTACGGTTGTCCATCACCGGCAAGATGCAGGTCTTGATGTCGCCCTTTATCTCGACGCTGACCTTGACCATTGCCGTGCCGTTACGCAGAACCATAACGGGGCTGTTGTCCCATTCGTGCGCCGTCCACCTTGCGCTGGGGTCAATCTTCAACACCTCGGCCCATGCCCATGCCCACGAAAGGTAAGACAGGTTGCCCTTTTTCTCAACATGGTCGTTAACATTGATTTTTAGAAGTTCTGACATTTCTTGTTCTCCTCAATCATCTGTTTGAGTTCGCGCCGCAATTCGTTGTGGCGGTCGATGTCGGCTTGCGTCCAAGTAAGGATGACCGGCTCGGTGTAATACCTGCGTTCCTCGCACTCGCGCTGTTGTTGCCAGTCGTCCATCAGAACGCCCTCAAGCCAAGCCACGCGAGGGCAACAAACATGGCAAACGAAAACAGATACAAACCGATGGTTTTCATTTCGTCACCTTAACAAGCAAATGTCTGAATGATTGTTCGATGTCTGCAAGTTCCTCGGCGCGGTACGCTAGTTTCCAGAACAGAAATGCGTCCGGCACATCCTCCGCGATGTCTTGCACTAACGCGCAATCTCTAGGGCTGCGGGTCTGCACCATCAGCGCCCATGCGTTGCGGAGGGTCTTGTCGGTGATGCGGCACTCAAGGCCAGCAAGTTCTTCCCAGATGTTCATCAGTAGTTCTCCCCGTCGCCGTCAAGGAATCGGTTGAGTTTGGTGTTTGTAGATTCTTTGTAGGAGGCCTGCGCTTCCTCGAGCAGGCATGGCACGGCATCAACATCGATGGAAACCGGCGCAGGAAGTTCTACATAACCTTTGGAGGTGTAGATGCCGGTGATGTAAAGTCCGGCAACCTCTGCATCTTCGATGAGGATGCCAACATCGCAGGTCATGCCGATGACCTTTCGTTCTTCTAGCACTGACCATAAATCGCGGTGAAATAGCATTTCTGTTGCTCCTGTCTGTGGAAAATTACTTGGCAAAAACGAAACGCTCGTAACCAAGGTCGTAACCGTTGCGCTTTTTGATGATTGTAAAATTACGCTTACGGGCGTAACGAATCGTTTGCGCGACCTCTTTGCGGCTGGCTGGGAATTTGTGGATTTGACCCGTGTGACGCGCACCGCTTGAGGGGCTGCGGGTCGTGATGAGGATGTATTGTTGCTTGGTCATGTCTGCTCCTGTCTGTGGATGCGTTGTGTCTGTCAACGAGGGATAGGTTAACACAGGTTACGGGTATGTCAACACCCCCCCTTGCAATTATTTTCACGGGCGTTAACTTACCGGCATGGACATCCAGACCGCACTTGCCGCTGTTGGAGGCCGCAAGGCCGAACTTGCCCGTAAACTCGGGGTGAGCAAACCTGCCGTCAGCCGGTGGGTCAAGGCAGGGAAACTGCCCGAGATGCGGGTATGGCAATGGAAGGCTCTGGAAGCCTCGACCCCGCCGATTACAGCCGATTCCACGGCTACCCCTACCTGACCCCTAGCCCCTGCCTAAAGCCGCCAGAATCGTTCTGGTGCGCCTTCCTGTGCGATTGGACGCTACAGGACTTCTCTGGACGACTGCCCTAAAACGACAAACCCTCCGTGAAGGAGGGCTTGACGCGGGCGGGGGGATGCCCTTACGCTTGCGAGGCTATTCGAGCGTGATGGAATTCTGAACGACTGTTCTAGTCGTGTCAAGCACCCCACCACGCAGCCCCTCGACATGGGTTAAATCTGTCGGCGAAGGGCTGTTCCTTTGGAGCAGGCTGGACATCGCTTACCAAAGTCCAGCGGGTCTAAACAACCGTGGCTATACGGGCATTTAGGCATGACCTCACTACCTTCCGATTTAAGGGGGGTAGGGGGGTCATTCCCGGGCTTCCGAGCATTAGGGGTTAAGACAGGGGTTAAGAAAGATTTAAACCATTCCTAAATTTAAGATTTAGGAAGGTTTGTTTTTTTTCTTAAACGCTAAACTAAAATTGGTTGCGTTCACCTCCGTTAACGAGTACCGTTGAGCCTCCACAAACAGGAGACTGCGATGAACGAACTTGACGAAGCAGCATGGGAACGATGGGTCGCCTACAGGGTCGCCATCCGCAAGCCCATCAAGACTGCCAGCGAACACGCGATGAAACTGAAATTGTCGCGGTACGGCGCTGACCAAGATGCTGTGGTCAACCAGAGCATCAGCAATCAATGGCAGGGTTTGTTCGAACTCAAGGACAAGAAGAAGCCCGACCGCCCCCAGAAGTCACCGGAGCAGCGTGCAGCGGACGATGCAATGTTCATCGCCGCGCAAGACCGTGCCTCGAGGGGCTGGGACAGGCAGGAACCCACCCCGATAAACCGATTGAAACTTTGCGATGCGCTCTGGGCGCGGTACACAGTCGAGGAAGGCGCAGATACAGCCGAGCGCATGGAATGGCTCCGTGGTGTCGTTGCGATGCACCTGCGTGATGCGCCTGCAAAAGAGGTACTGGACAACCCGCACCTCAAGACGATGGTGTTTTGCTTGTTCGGCCCCCGTGGCATCTCACGGCTCAAAGAGCGTCAGGAGGTGCAGCCGTGAGCGACCGTGAACTGCTGACCGAGTGCCTTGAGGCGTTGACGCACGATGCCGCGCAGAGGACTTTTGCGGGCGGGGTGAGGATGTCGCAGTTGGCAATCAAACTCCGCGCCCACCTCGCCGCGCCGAGCGAGGACATAGAAGCCCTGCGACAGGACAACGAGCGGCTGCGGGGGCTGCTGACGGATGCTAGCAAAGCGGTTTGGATGAACTACGACGGCGACCTATTAGACCGGATTGAAGCCGCGCTGAAAAAGGTGCCGCGATGACCCGTACCTGCAAGCAATGCGGTCAGAAGTTCTTCGGCGCATCGAGCATCCTCCAGCATCGCAGCGGCGCGTGCGGTGGTGAGGAACTGCTAAAGTCACGCGGCTGGGTTAAGACAAAGGCAGGTTGGGTATCGCCACAACGCGCCATGTTCGACGCGAAACGCCGTGGAGTTTGAGCGATTGATGAAGAACCGGGATGCGCCGCATATTGACTACGGCGCGTTTCTCGGTCTACTCCCGAACAACCCGAAAGTTACACCTTGCAACATTGACGGTATTATCGAGCGCAAGGGCAAGTTCCTCGTACTCGAATGGAAGCGTGAGGGCGAGTCAATGTCCGAGGGGCTACGCCGAACCCTACAGGCACTTGCAGGCACGCCGGGGTTTCAAGTGTGGGTGGTGCGCGGCGACACGGACGACGGGCTGCGGATAGGTCGGTTCTACTCGGTGCCGCCCTTCGGTAAAGCAAAACTGTTAGGCGAAGGCGTGGACGAGTTCATTGCGGTTTACAGGATGTGGTACGAGTACGCCGACGGGTTGTTCTGATGCGCTACGCTGCGCGCCGGGATGCCAACGATGCCGCCATCACCGAGGCCGTCAGAGCCGCAGGGTTCACGGTTTACGACCTCGGGCTGGCGGGGCAAGG